GAGCGAGCATTGTGTCGTAAATGATACAGAAATAGAGTTGGAAATTGACGAACTTTCAACGCTATTCAAAGACTATACTGGCGGGACAATGGGATCGGCATCCGACGCCACCCTTCTCGGGATTCTGCGCCACTTCTACCCGGATATTGTGATTGAAGACGATAAATACATCCTGAATGTGGGATGCCGTCTCTGGAATAAGAACGCTGAAATCGACGAATACTTGGAGAGTTTCAAGAACCAGTGTCTTACGATGAATCTCTCGTTCCCACAACCGCTGTACAATGCATATGAGTACTATTGTGGACGATGTTACTCCGCGTCAAAACGGCGGATTATTAGCAAGCGATACTTTGAGAAGTATTTCGGTGAAGAGTACTCTGAATACCTCGATGAGAATGGAATGATTACGATCAAGTGGTGGGTGGAAGTGGATGAGACCAACTATGACGACGACGGCGCACACACTTTGTCGTAAAAGTTATAGAGAATCGGCCATGTATCTTGTTTTCCTTCCGGATGAAACATAAACCCATACACGCGATTCTTCTCAAATTCAAACGCGCACGCGTGTCGTCGTCCATTGCGAAATTTCGTAATCCACGCAATCTCTCGAACACCTGCTTTTCGAGCCTTTGGAGTCAACACAGGGAGGTCATGAAAATAAAAATGAAGTGTTTGGGGTGATTCTTCTCCATGGAATATTCGATCTTTCGAGAGATCAAGATCGACATGTTTACTACCGATCCAATAATTATTGTATTTTATTAGGTCTCCACCGTAATATACCATCAATAGCTGGCATCCATGACACAGTCCAAGAACGGGTAACTTCGGAAAATGAAATAAGTAGTACAATTTGAATTCTAATTCGTGCTGTGGTTCTTCTGGATGAATACGAAACGGTGCGCCAGGTATAATCAACCCGCGGATATCTTTTCGTCGAATGATTGCAGGATCACATGTTCCAACCGTCTCGTATGGGATCTGGCGGTGGTCTAGTGATTTATATAATTTTGACAACAAATTTACATTATTTGGTTTCGAGTTTGTAATAATGAGAAGCATTCTTCACTATTATAAGCAAATACAATATTCCGTTACGTTCCGTTCCGTTCCGTTACATTCCGCTTCATTACGCTTCATTTCGCTTCATTACGCTTCATTACGCTTCATTCCGATCGATTGACCTTTATAATTTGCCCACTCTCAATATAAATCTTCACTGGAAATGTTCGCGCAATTTCGGAATCGTGTGTGACAATAATGAGCGTTGTCTTCTTCGACATTTCTTGAATCATCTGCAGGACATACTTCTTGTGAAAGACATCAACCGCTGCTGTAGGTTCATCCATAATCGTAATCGGTTTATTGCTAAGATAGCTCCTTAATAAGTATACGATCTGTCTCTGTCCGCCACTCAACTTCTCGCCTCTCGAACCCGCCATTGTATCGAGACCTTGTGGTAACTTCTGAAACACATCCGCGATCTTCAACCGTTCAAGAATCTCGACCACCTTGTCTTTTGGAATATCGGTGGAATAGCATATATTATCGAGTACAGACCGGTTGAAAAGAACCACTTTTTGTGATACAACGGAGATCTTACTCCTCAAGTATTCGCGGTCAATCTCTCGAATATCTACTCCGTCAAAGAGAATTTGTCCCTGCGTCGGCTCGAAAAACCCGCACATGAGTTTTATCACGGTCGATTTCCCGCTTCCGTTGGTCCCGATGAATGCCACGCGATCGCGTGATTGAATTTGGAATGAGACGTTGGTGAGGTTTTTCTTTTTGGGGACGGCATCGGCGGTCTCGCTAGAGGGATATCCAAATGTAACATTTTTGAACTCAATATTACCGGTGATGGGTACATTTGTCTTGTGTCGTGTATCGGGGGCATCGGCATCGGCACTTGCGCCCACGCCGTCATGGGTCTTTTGTGTCTTGTTACTGTTATTACTATTAATGAGTTGTTGAATATTCTCTTCATTCTCGGCCAACTTACCGTATTCCGCAATTACAAGAATACTCTGCTGTGAAACCGTTTTGACATACCGAACAAAGAATAAAATGATGATAATCAACTTGATTGTATCAGAGCTGCTGACTTTCTTTTCTCGATAGAGGGTTAATAATATGTATACATAAATCACGAGTAAAATCGATCCAATGACAGACAATACAAACCCACCTTTAGAATTATGCCAGAGATGGTCTTCATGAACAGAGTCGTATATTTGATGCCGCGATGTCAAGTATTCTTTTTCGTCGTCGATCTTTCGCGAGTTTATAATCGAAAGTGAGTTACTTAATACATCGTCAATTTCAGCCAAGAGCTCGTTTTCTTGGTGTTCACGAGCTTCCGATGATAACTTGCTGTTCATTAACATCCGGTAATAAAAGACAAAAAAGATAGAAAAGACGACAAGAGTTAGTAACCCGATACTTGGGTTGACATAGAATACATATCCGATGATTAATACCGTCGTAAGAACGAATGTCACGATCCAGTAGACAAAAACACTTGTGAACCATGTAACGGTGTTTGGTATTTTCAACGCTTTTACGATGTGATTGGATACGTCTTCTCTATCATAATTGACTTCAATATGTTTGAAAATAACATCGATAAGCTTGAAACGAATAAACTTCTCCATCATCGGATAATAGATCTTATCGTAATAGTTGCTGATCATATTTGCGATGTCGACAAAAATGTATACCGCAGTCATTTTCCAGAGAATCGAAATCGAGTCCTGATAGTGAAGATGGTCAATTGCGGTTGTAAATTGTGTGAATAGATCAGAAAGCCATATCATCTCGATTGGATTGCATATTAGCGTGATTATGATAGTTATAATGACCCATATTTTGTTTTGATTCAAAAATTCTAATATGTAACCAATAATGGCACTTGTCATAGTATACTATTATAACTAAATATAATAGTATTATCTGGATGATGTATTACTTAACGCCTCTTGGGAGTGCTAACGAGACGCGCCCGCTTTCCAGTCTTACTGTTGATCTTGATCGCGCCGAACTTGCCCTTACGAGCAGTGTAGCCATACTTGCGCAGACGGTTCTCCTTCTTTGCGGTGGCGTGCTTCTTTGCAGAAACGATACGTCCATGCTTGTTAAAGATAAGCTCGGACCTCGTGAGACCACCAGGGGTTTTGTAAGCGGTTCCGTGCCAAACCTGGGCGCGGGAACCTTCCAACATTTCGTATGCTTTGCCGTGAACGTGGTACTTCCCGTCATGGCCGCGATCCAGTCGTTTCACCATTTTACTAAAATTGCTGTTATAATAAATGATTAGAAAAAAATGACAACTCTGAGGGTTAGAAAGAATTTGTGATTGATGCACCAAACCCGCCAGGAGCTCCCGACCATCGACCAAACCGGTTGAGATTATTCACGGCATATACCTTTTTGACGTTTTTGGTTTCACTTGCAATCCGGACGGTTTGCGCATAAAGCATTTTTTTCGTCATACTGGTATTATTTGTCGATGTTACCATTCCCGCGTTGAGTGTTCCGAGCGACGGACATTTATAATAAGGGGTCCTTGCATCATTTACTACGGTAGGGTTGCCAGATGCGTCGTACTGAACGAGTGCATTCCCGACACGAAAGATGTCACTACAAGTAAGACCCGTACCATAACTGGTACGATATCGTCGTGCTGCTGCCATAATGTTACATACTCGCCGTAAAATAAAATTGAAAGCAAGTTAAACCTTTCATTATAATATACAGTACATTCATTCGGACAAGTGTTTCAATATGCCACCCAAAGTTACTTCTAAATCTACTGGCGGAGAGGGGTCTGAAGACTTGCAGAAATATCAAAAAATGACGGATCTCGAACACATTCTTAAGAAACCGGACACGTATATTGGAACGATCGAACGAACGGACATGGTGGAATATGTGATGGACGCCGCTGGTGCTGCCACTGCCGCTGCCGAAGCTGGACCGGGAGAAGCAGCAGCATCACCGGCAGTATTGCCCCGTCTCACCCGCCGCAACATCACCTACATTCCCGGTCTATACAAGCTCTTCGATGAAGGCATGGTGAACATGCGCGATCATGTCGTCCGTCAAGCCCAAGCTGTCGCGGATAGCAAACCCGACGCACTCCCAGTGACTACCCTCGAAGTAGAAATCGACCCAGCTGACGGCACAATTCACATGACAAACGACGGCAACGGAATTGATGTCGCCCAGCACCCCGAACATAAACTCTGGATTCCGGAAATGATTTTCGGCCATCTTCGTACTTCCACGAACTACGATGAAAATAAGAAGGAGAAAATCGTTGGCGGGAAGAATGGATTCGGATTCAAGCTTGTTCTCATTTGGTCGGTTTGGGGTCGTGTGGAGACGGTCGATCACGTCCGCGGCCTCAAATACTGCCAGGAGTTCAGGAAGAACCTCTCTGAAATCGTGCCTCCCGTCATCACCAAATCCAAGGTGAAGCCATATACGCGCGTCAGTTTTCGCCCCGATTACGCGCGTTTCGGTCTCCTTACCAACAATCTCACGCCCGACATGGCCGCGCTTTTCCTAAAACGAACCTACGATATTGCCGCCGTGACGGATAAAACCGTGAAAGTGAAATACAATGGCTCGCTCATTCCAGTACGCCATTTCCAGCAGTACGTCGATCTCTACATTGGCGCGAAGGGTGGTGAAAGCGGCGTCAAGCGCATCTACGAGAACCCTGACCCGCGCTGGGAGTACGTTGTCTGTCTCACTACCACCGACGAATTTGCACACATCAGTTTCGTCAATGGGATCTACACTCCGAGGGGTGGCAAACATGTCGAGTACATCACCAATCAAATTGTGCGCAAGTTGGCGGAACTCATCAAGAAGAAGAAGAAGGTCGACGTGAAACCCAATACCATCAAGGAGCAGTTGATGATCTTCTTGCGATGTGATATAGAGAATCCGTCATTTTCGAGTCAAACCAAAGACGAGCTTGGCACCGCCGTCGCGAACTTCGGGTCAACGTGCAAAGTCAGCGACGAATTCATCGAGAAACTCGCGAAGCTGGGCGTGATGGATACCGCATGTGAACTGACTCAAGTCAAGGACACGAAAGCCGCGAAAAAGACCGATGGCGCGAAAACCCGAACGATCCGCGGAATTCCTAAACTCGTGGACGCCAATTATGCAGGGTCTCCTGACAAATCCGCGCAGTGTACGATCATTCTGTGTGAGGGTGATTCAGCAAAGGCCGGTATCATCAGTGGTCTCAGTAAAGAAGACAGGAACTTTATCGGGGTCTACCCGATGAAAGGTAAGTTATTCAATGTGCACGGTGAGACGACGAAACGCATTTCGGAAAACCGCGAGATCGCGGAGATCAAACAGATTCTCGGTCTTGAAACTGGGAAGATCTATACCGCAGCAGATGTTGCCGCGAAGTTGCGTTATGGCAGAGTGCTTTTCATGACGGATCAGGATTTGGATGGCGCACATATTCAAGGTCTCGGAATCAACCTCTTTCAAACCGAGTGGCCGTCACTGACGAAGATTCCTGGTTTCATCGGGTTCATGAATACACCGATATTGAAAGCCAGACGCGGTGCACAGGAGGTTCTCTTCTACAATGACGGCGAGTTTGAGAAGTGGAAGAAACAGTTCAAAGACGCGGTGATCCCTGCGAGTTGGAACATGAAATATTATAAAGGTTTGGGTACCAGCACTGGGAAGGAGTTCAAAGAATACTTCGAGCATAAGAAGATGGTGAGCTTCGTGCATACTGGCAAAGAAAGCGATGATCACCTGGATATGGCTTTCAATAAGAAACGGTCCGATGACCGTAAAGATTGGTTGGCGAACTATTCGCGCGAGGCATATTTAGACACATCAAAACCGGAAATCCCTTATGAGGAATTCATTGATCGTGGTCTCATCCACTTCTCCATCTACGACAATGAGCGTTCGATCCCGAATCTGATGGATGGTCTGAAGATATCGTTGCGTAAGATTCTGTATGCGGCATTCAAGAAGGGTGGACTAAAAAGCGAGATCAAGGTTGCGCAATTCAGCGGTTATGTCTCTGAGCATTCAGGGTACCACCATGGCGAGGCGAGTCTAAATGCTGCGATTGTAGGAATGGCGCAGAACTTCGTTGGTAGTAACAATATCAACCTGTTTGAGCCGAACGGTCAGTTTGGGACCAGACTCAAAGGAGGTGAAGATTCTGCGAGCGAAAGGTATATATTTACGCAACTCAACCGACTCACGCGACTCATCTTTCGTCAAGAAGACGATGCAGTGTTGTCCTATATCGATGATGACGGACAGCTGGTAGAACCGATGTACTATGCACCCGCGATCCCGATGATACTTGTCAACGGAAGCAAAGGAATTGGAACTGGATTTAGTACAGATGTCATGCCACATAATCCGCTTCAGATCATCGCATACATTCGTGCGATGCTGAGGGAGACAAGCGTCGGTGACCGTCCTACCATTGAGCCGTACTTCAAAGGGTTCAAAGGAACCATCAAGAATATATCATCATCTGAATCACTGCCGAAATACCTCATCAAAGGCACCTACGAAATCATCGCTGACCGTAAAGTCCGCATCACCGAACTTCCGATTGGAACGTGGACAGATGATTATAAACAGTTCCTGGAGAAACTCATGGAAGCACCTGCCGTCGCGGACAAGGACAAGGACAAGTCAGCAGCCAGCAGCGCACCCGTCCTGAAAGAGTATACGGACATGTCGACGGATACAGTTGTGGATATCACAGTGACGTTTCATCCATCTTACCCGCATACACCGAAGGATCTGGCCGCTGCGATTGTAGACGCGGAAGCAGGAACAAACAAACTCGAGAAGCTTCTTGGTTTATTTACGACACAAGCCACAACAAACATGAACCTCTTCGACGCGCATGAAAAACTGCGGAAATACGCGACGATCTATGATATTATCGAGGACTATTACGCAGAACGTCTTGCGTTATACGCCAAGCGCAAGGCGGCGATGCTTGCACAACTCGCGAATGAACTGCGTGTCCTCAGTAACCGCGCCAAGTATATCCAGGAAGTCCTCGACGACAAGTTGGAGCTTCGCAGACAGACAAAGGAGGCGATCTTTGCAAAGATGACCGAGCACGGTTACGAACACATTGACGGCGACACCGAGTTCAAGTACCTCTTGAAAATGCCGATGGATAGTGTGACGGATGAGAATGTCCGGCATCTCCTCGCAGATCGTGACACCAAGCGAGCGCAACATCAGGCACTTCACGATACATCGATTGAGACGTTATGGACGCGTGACTTGGATGAATTGGAGGTTGAATATAAGAAGTGGGTGGATGCGTCGGTGGTGGCGGCTGCGGCGAGTGCGGCTGGTGGCGGCGCCAAAGCGGCGGGAGGCGGCGCTGTAGCAACCAAGAAGAAGATGGTTGTGAAGAAGACGTAGTAATTCATAAGTAGACAGGTATAAAGAATCGTAACGAATAATAATAAATTTAATTTTTTATTATTCATGTCATTCGCCCCCTCCCTAGAATTAGAACCACGGCTTCAGCTCCAGTGTCTTATGCTTGTAGTCAGAGAAGTTCGGGCGTGCAATTGGCGTGTACATGTTGCTCACATCACGCTTGTACTGTATGTAGCCTTCTGCCTCACCGTGAATACGAGGAACACAGTAATCAGCGACTAACTTATTCAACTCGATAATCTGCTCACGAATATCAATTGGAGAGTTCGTAGAGTTCTGCAAGTAAATCGTACGCATGATGATACGTAAGGTATCGCAGTCTTGTTCGCCAATCACATAGGTTCCGCGTGATCTCAAATATACACCTGCGCGAATCGCATTTTGAACAATCTGCATATTTTCTTTGCTAAAGAAGGCGTTCGAAAGCGGAGAATCCTCCCAAATTCCGTTCAAAGCATCACGGTAGGTCACGCATTGATGAACCGGGTTCTTATCATAAAGCGCAAACTGGTCCTGCACAGACGGAGACACGATGTCCAATCGGCCATTTTTAGGTTGACCAATAAATGTTTCTTCAGGAAATGTGCGATAATCAAAACGATTCATTATATTATTCTGTATATTATATAGAATATCGTATATTTAATAATTATACACGAATGGATTTCATATCGTCCAGTAAAAATACCGGAAGTTCGGCATTAGGAAGCTCATCCTCTGGATCGGGTGATAGTGGCGGAGGTGGAATGTTTAGCGGATTTTTCAACTTGTCAATTCAAAAAATGGTTCTCTTGTTAGCAATTATCGCATTTTTCATATCGGTTGGAACGGTCGCGATTTTACTCTGGAAGTCAAAGAGTACGCAAAAATGGCCTCCTGAGATCTCGAAATGCCCTGATCGTATGGACTATGATGAAGCGAAAAAGGAATGCGTGGACAATTACGGATTATGGAATGATACCAAGAAAATCACTCCTGAATCGACCGATTGTGCTAATTTTAGTGCATACAAGGAACTTAAATATGACAGTAAAGGGCTTACGGGTGGTGATAATCCGTATGTTCCATGGGAAGGTGTATTTGATGGCGCAAAGTCACGTGCAAGTTCGCTGAAGTGCGTGTCTTAAATATATAACATAAAGTACCATTGTTGGTAGCTTATGTTATACATGATTAATTGCGGTGCGGTGCGGTGCGGTGCGGTGCGGTGCGATTGACCGTACTTACATATGAAAAGTCCCAGGTGAAGCGCCGGATGCCTATCTGGCAACTGCTGGAAGAGAATCCGATGGTGCTCCAACTCCAAATGTGCCGGCCTTCATGTTGCTTGTTACGCACATTGAGTAGAACAAACGTGACTGGAAGTACATCAATCCGTACACCAGAATCATCAAGAATGAATACATTCCACTCATAAATGTAATTTTTCCCCTAAATAATAAGACAAGTGATGATAAGAAGCCCAAACTAGCAACCGCCAAAAATATAAAATTCACGACAGTAAGCCAGTAAAAAAGCAAGCAATAGTCCTTATCGAGAGGCGCGAACAGCTGTTGAATTGCGTCCATTTTCTGAATATACCCAGTTATAATATATAAAAACAAAAAAAGGTATTCAAATAGTGTCTAAACTGTTATTTCACAATAAATGGAAGTCTCAAAATCAATGAACTATACACCTTTTCTTGGAAGAGAATCCATCTATAATAACATCCGGGACTTCCTTGCCTCCTTTCAAAAGAACAAGTCCGATCTTACGTTCAAGCGCGGAGTATATATTTATGGCGCACCCGGAACAGGTAAAACCGAGTTCGTCATTCGATTACTGAAAGAGTTGAATTACGATATGGTAAAATATGACGCAGGAGATATACGTAACAAATCCATCATTGACTCTATCACGCAACACAATATCTCCGATAAAAACATTATGTCAATTTTCCAGCGTAAAGTTCGAAAGATCGTGGTGGTCATGGATGAACTTGACGGAATGAATAATGGTGATAAAGGCGGAATTACGTCACTTATCAAACTGATTCGGCCAAAAAAAACGAAGAAACAGAAACAAGAAGAAATCACGATGAATCCGATTATATGTATTGGAAACTACCATATCGACAAGAAGATCAAAGAGCTAATGAAGGTGTGTTATGTCTACGAGTTAAAAACCCCAACACCGGTACAAATGGCGCAAATCATCGATATTACAATGGGGTCAACCGTTGAAGCGAGTATGCGAAAAAACATTATAACCTTTGTTCAAGGCAATCTTCGAAAGCTTGATGCCGTTGCCGAGATGAGTCGCAAATCCAATAGCATTCTTGCAAACAATATTCTTCACGCAATATTTCAGCCAAAGACGTACAATGAAGACATCAAAAAGATTACTGAAAAACTCATGAATACAGAGTACCCTATCTCTGACCACAATGTTCTCATCAATGAAACCGACAGAACCACGATTGGACTGTTATGGCACGAGAACGTCATTGATGTCTTGGAGAAAATACCGATTGAGATTTCGGCCCCCTTCTACAAGCTCGTACTTGATAATATCTGTCAAGCAGACTACTTTGACCGAATTACATTTCAGAACCAGATTTGGCTATTCAATGAGTTATCATCATTGATCAAAACATTCTACAACCATTACTTGTATCATAAGACGTTTCCAAAGAAGGCGCGGTTTCATCCAACCGAAGTAAGGTTTACCAAGGTACTTACGAAATACAGTACGGAGTACAATAACCAGTTATTCATACAAAATTTGTGTATGCAGTTATCCATGGATCAGAAAGACTTATTCGCCTTTTTCCTGACACTCAAAAAACAGTACTCAGAAGATGAAATTCCGAAAATACTAGAAATGTATGAAATTACAAAACTGGATGTGAACCGAATCTACCGTTATTTAGATAAATATATGGAGAAAATTGACCCAAATATGAATGTTCCGGGAGTTGGGTGTGAAAATGAATTAGAAACGTTGGATGGTATCTAGGTTCGTGCGTTTGAATAAACCCAAAAAGATATAAGGATTATTTAGAACGAAATACAATGGGCGCGTCAATATCACTTGATTCCAAATACCGTTTGATTTTAACAACGGAGATCGAATGTATTTCTGCAAATGCAAAGTTGCCGTCGTCCTCGAGCAGCGGTGGTAGTGGACATAAGAAGAAACATCATAAGAAACATGAGAGCGACAGCGGTAGTGATAGCGACGGCAGTAAGAGCGACGGCAGTAGGAGCGACGGCAGTAGGAGTGGCAGCGGCAGTGGCAGTGGAAGCAGCAGTGGCAGTGATAGCGACGACGATAAGACGTACACCGTGAAACTCACTCCCGAGATCATCAGCTATATTCGAAGTTTTATTCGTAAAAACGAATTCTTGGATGAGTTCGACTTGATCACCGAGATTGAGCTTGATAAGTATGACCATGCACCAGGTTCAGCATTGGTGTTCAACTCGGATTCCATTGTATTCATGACAAATAATCAGACCTTGGAGGCGGTTGGTGAATGGGAGTACATTGAACCAGAAAAACCGGTGTCGTCAAGTAAGTCAAAGAGTAAAGGCGGACGTGACCGTCGTCGCAAGGATGAGAGTGATGATGATCGCAGTGATGACAGTAATGACCACCATCGCGAAGGTAAGCGCAGCCAGTACAAAACGAAGGATGATGATCTTCCAGTTGGTGAGATTGAGAACATTCTTACTGAAAAGTTCCAGGAGTACAATAAGACGCGCGAATTTGTTATTCGTGAATCCAAGAATAGCTTCCTTGTCATGCTGATTAAGTCAGTGGAACTTGTTAAAGCATAAAATACGTAATATCGTATCGATTCATTATACGATATTCCGTGATTAAACATAAATTGTCTCGGGTAGATCTTGACCCGCACTATTCCCCCCACTCCCGCTCCGTCCTTCGTTACGTTGAAGCAGCAGATCATACTTCGCTTGAAGTATACGATTTGCTTCTTTAAGTTGCATAACCTCTTTGTTCCTTTCATCTACGTCTTTTTGCAATTGTTGAATGATTTGAACAACTTGTTCGTTATTCAGTGCCACCGGTTGTTGACCGGGTTGCTGTAAAATAATTTGACCTCCAGGACCGCCGCCACCACCGGCCGCTCCTGCAGCCGCAGCATTTTCCGCCATTTTCGCGCGTTCTTTTTCAAGCTGAAGTGTTTGTGCGATTACGTCTGGCTTCATTTCCGGGCGCCCCGGTGCGTAATCCGTGAGTAGTTTCTCCAACTCCACCATATAAAATCTGCGAAGCGTGTTGTCCTTGATAAAATCCATCACTTTTTTCGGAGAATCACGCACTACATCCGGGTTTGCATTTACAAGAAGTTTACGTTTATCAAATGTATTATGCTCATGTGAAAACACAAGAATCACCTTCATTGGATCCAATTGAACGAAGGGGACGGTATAATCTTTCAAAAATGCGCGCTCTTCGGCCAAGCATGCGTCATCGTTGTATCGATGTTGTTTAAGAAGTTTGCGTTTGAATGCGAATGTTCCAGCGGTTGCATGATTCGGTCCATACGGTCCAAACTTCTTCATCTGCCCGATATGTTTGAAATAAATATATATTTCGCTTGAACCTGCACATAGTGCGTCGGGGTGTGTCATCAACATATGAACCGCATGAGAAACACGTTGTGGAGGATAATAGTCGTCGTCATCCATATAAACGAGAATCTCTCCGCGTGACTTTTCATGCAGTAAGTTTCTCTTTTTTCCCAGTGTCATTTTTGTATCGTATTTAAAGTATTTCACGCGGGGATGTGATGCCACAAGATCTTCAATCGGATCTGTACCGTCATCAATGATGATCCATTCCATTCTGTCTTGTGGATAATCTTGATTATTGAAACAAGTAATCATCGCATTTATAAATGGGCGGCGGTTGAAGGTTGGGGTGCAAACGCTGACAAAAGGGTACGCTTTGAAATACTCGGGTGTTGACTTTTCAGGAATGCCGACTCTTCCTGGTGCTGCAATGGCTCCCGTATTGCCTGACTTTTTTTTACCCATACGGTCCTTTATGCGTTATCCGTTGTCGGTTGTCGTATAAATATATTACTTTATACGACAAATTGTTTATGTTGTTTCTATCCACTCCAGTTCTTCAACGTGTCTACGAATTCCATGATACCCTGCCAATAATGCGTTAAATACAACACGAGTAACATAAGGATCACAATTGCCGCGACATTTAGATCAAGATACTCGAATGCATAAAACATCAGTGTTAGATTGAAGAAGAAGAATATGATCGGTACATGTTTTGCGTAGAGTTCGCGATATTCGTCCCACTGGAATAAGGGGTATATAAAGAATGTGCCGATAAACTGGAAGAGTTGAACGAAGAATGAGATGACAGGGAAAATACCGAATCCAAATGCCGTGAATAATGACCAGAGAGAACCGCCAATAAACTCTTTCCGATTATCAGTTTGATTCAAAACCATACCGATTACCGTTGTAAAGAATGGTCCACCCATCAACATAAACCCACCAAGTAAAATAAGAACAAACGGCATTAGAATAAAAATCAATGGTGAAACGACTTTGTATAATTCTTTGGGGATGTTTTGGTAAATTTTGGTAATGTATCCAAAGAGCGCCAATAACATTGCGCGGTCAGATGAGAATGAAAAGATGTATGCGTTGTTCACCCATTGTTTGAAACGTGCCTTGATGAAATCCCAATTGAGAAGATTTACCTTGGTGATGCCTTCATCTACGCTTTCTTTTATCATATCCACTTCTTCTTTTGATAGACAAAACCACTTGAATACGTATGTATCGAGAAGAATTGCCGCTTTCAAGTACAACTTTTCAGGAGTTTCTAACTTTGGATTATCAGCGATCCCGCCGAATTTATCGTCACACTCTTTTTCACATGCGCTGTATTCGTCTGTATAACAATATGGCCAACCATCACGTTCAGTAGGGAACAATTTTTCAAGATAAAGGCTATTGTTCTTTATACTTTCTGGGTTACAGTAAAAAAGAATGTTGACAGATACGATAGAAATAATCAATGTTTCAATGAAGAGTGCAAGAATACTAAGACCAAACTCTTTGAGTGCAGCAAGATCAAATAATGATTTTGGTTTGGCCTTTTCTTTTGGTTTCTCATCTTCACCGTCTTTGCCGTCTTTGCCGTCTTTGCCGTCTTCGCCTTCGTCTTTGCCGTCTTTGCCGTCTTCGCCTTCGCCTTCGTCTTCTCCGTCGCCTTCGTCTTTATCGCCTCCGAATACTCCACCTACTTTGCTAAAAGTGCCGCCGCCTTCTTCCTCGTCGCCGCCTTCTTCCTCGGTATCTTTCTTTTCTTCATCCTCGTCGTCTGCCATTGTATACGTCAGGAGTTATATATACGAGAGAATATTATCACAACCACTTATCGCGCATACATTAAACCGCAATTCCCCGACGTGAATGTTAATATGTTGTATCGTTCTTCGATGAGGTGAAAATCATAACTATAAAGATAAATATTTACATTTGGTTTATTCATACCGATAATCTCTCGAGTATTCGGATTGCAAATCACTTTAACTTCGGCAGCGGTATCCAATGGCGGATAAATCGTCGAGACTTCGAGTTCAATTTGGTTAAACTTACTCATATTGATCGCTCCGCTAGGTTGAAGGTCAAATGGATCTGAATTCAAACAAAAGTTGTAACAGTAAATACCAGGTTTTGCATTTCCACGTGTGCGTGTATATTTTTCAACATAATTATAAATGCCTGCGTCCAGTAAATTCTCTCGATACTTCCCATTCAAAGATATTCCGAGCATCTGTAAAATGTCGCGTTCATTCTCCGCCTGAAAGTCGCCGGTAATATGAAGGCCAGTAAGACGTTTATCGCGTGGATTAATTCCCGGTCCAATCCCATTTTTCGGACCATTTTTATCAAGATAGTAACGGTCATGAATAAAGTCAGGTCGGTTTCTCCATGCTTGCGTTTGAAGATCACTCGTTGCCGTAACCACTTCACTAAACAACGATGGCCGCCAATCATCATCGATCGGTGCTGGAATGATGTCATATGGGAGATAGTTATACGGCCAGTTCGTATAGTTGCTCCATTCATTACGTAGATTGACATCGCTGCGTTGAAAGAACATTGTCCATGATGACACCATTCCCATCGAGTTCTCTATTTTGAGCTTCCGGCTTCCAGTAACATCATTGAATGTCCAGTCATAGTACGACTTGATCAAGTACTTTTGTTGGTTCGCTGCGAAGACTTTGGATTCATCATCCGAGAGAAAGCAATATGTCGCCATGAGATGTACATCGGCATTCCAGTCGGTTCGAAGACTTTGGTAGGTATTCATCGAGAGATCGATACTTGGAGGCGGGTATAAAAACCGCCATAACTGATGATGCGGGTTGGTAAAGTCGGGTTGAATCACTGGCCAAAAGTTGGCGGGGTCCGTGACATCACGAATGGTAAACAGTTCTTTCACCGAACGTAATGTAACGTCGATCTGAAGTTGATTGTATTGAAGACAAACAAGCGGAAACGCCATTTTCGAAGAAAGTGTAAACCACGCATTGATTGGAATGTATATTTTTCTTCCGCGAATCGACGGTTCTGCGCCAGCGGAGTTGCTTGTCCGGTATGCATTGGGGTATTGATTGAGGCGCGCACCTGAACATCCAGGATTGTACAACTCTGGGACATGACCGGTCATCTGGTTATACAGTTCACGTTTATTTGCATCCAAGTCACGTTCTACGATTGCCATTAAATTATTTCCAGTAAACCGTTGAAGCGTCATTCCACCGACGGATATCACGATTTCCTTCACCATTTGTGTTCCTAAGTTCTCGATCCACCGAAATTCATACGGCGCCCACATGTCTTCTGCACGTGCAGGTGGATATATGGGGCTCCAAATCGACGGTAATGTTACACAAATATACGTATCCATAAGTAGCTCTGCATATCTCGGTATATAAAATGTAAATTTGGATTCTTCTGTAAGACGCAGCTTCTTTTGACCGTCAAAATCAATTCTAAACTTTTGAAGACCGAAATTCGTATATTTAAGATAGGTGCTTTTGAAAAATGACTTCTTAGGGTTTCCATTTAAAATCACATTTTGATTGCCAGTAGCAATCAGGTTTAAAAGTCCACCTGTCATTTAGTATTTTAGTATTCTATTGGTTGATACTTCTACTTGTATTAACTTTATATAAAAATCACTCGTATATTTATATAGTCGTAGTATAAAAGTAATTGTATATTACTATTACATCGTGATAATGAAAGAATATAGAGTAGAATTTTTGTTTGTCGGTTTTATTATTCTAGGTCTGGCAATATGGAAGATATCTGAACTTGTTAAAACACGATGTGAGCAAAAGCATATACGAGAAGGACTTTCGAATAATACTAAGAATACGGGGACAACGGCAAATCCAGCCCCCGCCCCCGCCCCCGCAGGCGGTTCATCCGATCCGGCAACACAAAAAGTTCTTGCAGAAGCTAAGAAAATCATCGACAAAAAGAAAACCGAACCGCTTTCCACGGAACAGTTTACAACATACACATCACAGCATGAAATGACGATTCATCAGCGTCAAAAGGCCGCAACTGCATTAGACACAGGAATAGGATTACCCATACTTCCCGTGCCAATTGTAAACGACACCATCGCTGAGACGGCTGCTCCTGTTTCATCCTCCATCAAAGAAGGGATGGAAAACGAGAACCCCGATGCAGATTCGAAAGAAGTCATCGACAGAAACTTAACATCCATCAACGCGAATGACAGTCAGTCAAAGTTCAAGTTGCGCGATTATTACATTAAAGCTGCATACAATGCATTCAACCCGGACAAGTTTAAGAATTCGAATGTTAGTATGGAGGCGCTTCTCTATGTGATCGCAAGAGGATGTCGCTTCATCGACTTTGAGGTGTTTTCGGTTGAAAACGAGCCTGTAATCGCGTCATCGTCTGTGAATTCATTCAACTACAAAGAAACATACAACCATATTCCAGTGTCAGATGCGTTCGAAGTTCTAGGCAGCTATGTATTTTCTGGTTCAAAATGCCCCAATCCAGGCGATCCATTTATTATTCACATGCGTATCATGTCGAAAAATATTACAATGTACGACAAGCTCGCAAAAATAATTTCACAGAGCAAGTCAGTCGCCCGATACTTACTGGGTCCAAAATATGGACGCGAATACCAGTCCAAAGATTTAGGCAACGAGGATCTTCTTGACTTCAAAGGAAAAATCATATTGATTGTAGATGGAACGAACCCGATCTATCGAAAAACCAAGTTGTTTGAATTGGTGAATATGAGTTCAAAGTCGTTTTTTCTATCGAAGTATACGTATTTTGGAGTGAAAAATGTGGGTGATCCGCAAACATTCAAAGATGCAAACAAGAAAAATATGTGTCTGGTTCTTCCTGAGAAAGGTGGTCGACCCATCAACGATGGGCATAACGGACCTTTTACGTGGGGTTGTCAAATCGCCGCGATGTGTTTCCAGGAGGAAGTTCGCGATGAAAAACTGAAAGCGTATGAGGATAAATTTGCGTCAGTTGGGTATGCATTTATTCTCAAACCAGAGGATTTGCGTTATGTACAGATTGTTATTCCTCCTCCCAAACCGCCCAATCCCAAGGCGTCGATGGAAGCGCGACCTGCAGAGGCGGCTGGAGGTGTCAAACTCACGATATAAATACTCGGATTCCCATAAATTATCTAATGATATGATAGGATTATCATATTATTAATATTATTAATATTATTAATTTAAATGCCGCATAATTACCACAGCCACGCACGAGGTGATACGAGTGCAGATGTTTCGTATGATGAAAAAGAACTCGAGATTCTGCGCGAAGCAGTTGACCTCGTTGAAAAAAAGAAGGGTGAAGCGGTTACACATGACCCAAAAGTGAAAAAAATCATCTCGATTGTCGAAGAATTCATTGCAAACAAGAAACTCGTTTGTTATGGTGGAACTGCAATCAATAACATTTTGCCGGAAGATGCTCAGTTTTACAACAAAGACCTTGAGCTCCCAGATTATGATTTCTATTCAGATAATGCGTTGGATCATGCGAAAGAACTCGCGGATATTTATTACAAGGCTGGATACGAAGATGTTGAAGCAAAATCTGGTGTTCATCATGGAACATATAAGGTCTTCGTGAATTTCACGGGTATCGCTGATATTACACAAATGGAGCCTGCATTATTCAAAGCAATCTCTCGAGATGCGGTTATAAAACAAGGAATCCGTTATGCTCCGCCAGACTTTCTTCGTATGGCGATGTATCTCGAACTCTCGCGTCCAGACGGCGATGTCTCGCGATGGGAGAAGGTTCAAAAACGATTGACTCTTTTGAACAATCATTACCCGTTGAAAGGGTATAACTGTGATAAGATTGAATACCAACGTGGGTTTGACGGTGCAACAAAATCAAATACGGGAGAGATCAGTGTTTCGAAGACTCGGTCGCGGTCGAAGTCCCAGTCACGGTCCAAGTCCCGGTCGAAGTCGAAGTCCGTAAAACGAGGCGGTGGGAGAAGTGTACAAGCCCTCAAACGTAAAGCGATCGGCGGTATCATTCGGAAATACCATCATCTAGGCGGATATTTGAAGCACTTGTATTTCAACGTTCCATCGCATGAAGAAACAGTTGGAGACTTTAAGTACCATGTTGAAGAAGACAAACTGACAAAACGGTTTCGTTTGATGGCAACATATGAACGCTTACTTGGAAAAGACGATGAATTCGTATTGTATTCTATGAAGAAACGTGACCTGGATGATGACGCGACACCGAGCAAGAGCCCGAGCGCGAGCGCGAGCAGGAAGAGGACTCCGAGTCCGAGCCCGAGTCGAAGCAGGACTCCGAGCCCGAGCGCGAGCAAGAGCAAGAGCAGGAGCCCGAGTCCAACGTATTCCATGAGCAAGTCTAGTCTTTCATATTCAAGCAACCGAGAGAAAGAGTTGGCTGAATCGGATGTGTATCATATTGTTCGTAGTGTATTCATTAAAAATCGCGCAGTATTTTTTGGAGGGTATGCAAATCTATTGTATTCTAGGTACATGCCCAAACGCCAGCGTCGTATTGTCCAGAAAATCCCCGATTTCGATGTTCTCTCAGAAAACCCGCGCGACCTTTGTGAAGCGGTTGTCCGTGAACTCACCGCGCATAAATATACAAATGTCAAATATACCAAACACGCCGGAGTTGGCGAGGTCATTTCCGAGCACTATGATATTCGCATCGGCGATGAAGTGGTAGCGTTCCTGTATAAACCGCTTGCATGTCACAGTTACAATACAATAAGGATCGACAACGAATCGATTCGTATTGCTACCATTGATACGATGTTGAGCTTCTATCTGGCGTTCATTTACGCTAATCGCGTATATTATGACATCAACCGCATCTTGTGTATGTCACAGTTTCTCTTTGATGTTCAGCAACATAACCGGTTGAAACAAACCGGGCTACTGAAACGATTCAGTATCAACTGTTATGGAAAACAGCCGACATTAGAATCGATGCGTTTCGAGAAAACGGAAAAATACGAAGAACTCAAGGGAAAACGTGGAACACGCGAGTTTGAAGAGTGGTTCTTACGGTATATTCCGTATGAACATGCTGGAAAGAAAAAGGCATCTAAGACTCGCAAGCGCAAGAATAATTAAAATCCTTCACCTAATTTATTCAATACTTTCATAATGACGAAGAATATCAGTGCAAACATCGCGCTTGTCGCGGTTAATCCGATCATTTTGAAGTTTCCATCCTCTCCAAACAACGAGGGCAGGAAGTGGAGAAGTTGTGCGCGAAAAATAGGCATCTGGAATATAAAGTACATAACGCCAACAAGAATCGGCATTTGAATATCGTAATAAATCGCTTCCAGGGTGTCTAATTGGTTGGACTCACGTGCATTCGCACGTACAATACTCTCCATGGATGTATGGTCTTTGATGTAATCAACACTGCTGTCGCCTTCACCACCACCGTCGGAAAAATGTACCGACTTTGGTTGAGGTACATAATTCGGCCGTGCTTGCTCATCATGCGTTATTGCATTCAGGTTCATCGGAATATCTCTCGTAGGTATCATTGTCATTCCATTTGCGCTGGCGCGTTGAACTCCTTGAATCACTTCGTTCATGACATTTCCGGGAATATGTGCTGGTCCTTGTTCTACATTCGGAGAGTAGATAAGAGGCGCACCATTGTTTCCGAATCCGGAGCCGGAACTTGGTGTTTGACTACTCAATGGAAGATCATCGATGCTCGTTGTGTCGTTCATTGCTAAAGAATATCTATATTCTTGATGTGGATATACATATTCTAATATTGAAGAGAAGCATTTTTACACGCATTCGCGCCTTCTTGCGTCGTTGCGTCATTGCGTCGCACTAATTGATCTTAACTTCTTTCTTATTCGGGTCACATTTCACAGCATTTGTCTTGTATTGATAACATTTATTGTCCAACTTATAGGTGTCATTCTCTAATTCCTTAAGAGGCGGTGCACGAAACCGAATACAAGACCGGTCTTTACAAACCTTTCGAAATAGTGATGCAATTCCCAGTCCTAAAACAATCGACATAATAATACGCCCAGTATCTGTATGAAGCAGCCGTTGAAACCCCATCTTTACTTTGAGATACTCTAATATATACAGATATAAATTAGAATGATACGTACATTTATTAACCATATACTGGAGGAAAGGGGCGACCTTTTCCACCACCGCTACCGCCGCTACCGCCGCTACCGATAACTGGTAAAGGTAAGCTTGTGTATGGATATGGTGGTTTCGCACCTACAGACGGCATACTCATCAACTTCGTATCTGGTTTACCAAACACATTCATCTTGCAGCGATCATTCGTGCAGGTGACCGAAAAACTGATGGGTGTCGTCGCGGTTTCGCATAAAGGAGTAGATGACATCGTTTTCAAAATTGTTATAATATCAACATGGAAAATATGTTTAATACCGATTACTGTACTGGGATCTTTTTCACCGTTCCTTTGGCTTTATCGCATGGAACTTCTTTCGCCTTGAACGAAAAACAGTTATCCGCGTGGTCTTTAAATTGAAAATTGCGAAGATTGTCGGGAGTTGGGTACACATAAATAATCTTAGGATTGGGAACCGAGATGTATACATAAAATAGACCCACGGCGAGACTTACGATAAACACTGGAAGAGAAATATGTTCGAATAGGTTAAACATCGTCGCAATAATATACCTATATACTATTGCGATAATAAGATGATTATGCACGTTTTACTGGTGCTGATGCCGGTGCTACAACTGCACCGACTGGCTTGCTAATAACACGGTTATCCGCGATCCATTTCGGCATAATCACTGGCATATACAGTTCGTGATAACTGTATCGTTTTTGCGAGAGATTGAATTCGCGATCATTGTACATCTGAACGAGCGCGCCGTTTGCGTTTTCTGTGGTCTCCACCTGCGAGTAGATATACTTCGTCTCTCGAAGCTTCATATACGCTGGCTCAATATCCGTCTGATACAACACCAATATATCATCAATGATGCTTCGATTCTTCCATTCTGAGTCACGGAACTCGGTCATATACGCCTTAATTTGCGCCACTTTTTCAGAAATTACGCGGGTCATTGTTTCGGTGTCTTTGCGATGGTCATCATTATCCGTCACACTTAAGTAATAACTCCTAAACTCCGCGTACATTGTGAGTTGGTCCTGTAGTTTCTTTTGAACCGCGTCGAATTGTTCAATCAATTCGTCTTCATTGATGAAGCGGAAAAGAAGATCCAGCTTCATCCGGATAATCTCGTCCTTCGTTGCGCGGACCTCTTCGAGAGATTCATTCATCAATGTTTCTAAACTCGCGTATTTTCCGCGGCTGACTTCGATATGAAATCCGCATGGCTGAGAGATATTACCGCAAATTGCCTTGAGTTTACCGTCATTTTCTGTGAAAATCGACCCGCCGTCTTGTTTGCAAACAATACACGCTGGCTTAATCATTGCAAGTCGTTTAGCTTTTTGTTGTGCAGAAAGAGATTTCCAACTGATAACCGGGTCATTTATTAAACGCTGTCGGCGTTTTTCAAGAGCAGAATTATATTTCTCTTTCATCGAGTAGTATCCGTGTATCGCTTCATTGATCTTGACACGCTCTTCTTCTGGAATCAGCTGATAGGGGTAAATCAGTCCACGAAACTCGTTTGGATCATCCGAACGTAATAGATGTTTCTTAAGTGCGTCTTCCTGTTTGCGTGTCAATTCGAGGAGAACACGCGTCGCCTTTTTCAGTGTGTCGCGTGTCTCTTTTTCTTGTCTCTGTTCTGCGATTCGCGACGCGGCCCCGCCGCCTCCCCCGCCGCCGCCATGCTGGTTATTTGCCCGTTCTTGAATTGCTGCATGTAAGTTTTGATATATGGATTCTGATGCCGGTACTGACATTCTATCTGTTATACTATAGTAAGAATCAAATACTCGGAGTTAAACACGCATCGCGAACACCTGCGCGCGTATTCATGTATAGTTTCGTTTCCAGTACTCCTCATCTGGGTTCTTCCATAATGGGAGGTTTGTCAACATTCCCATACCATTTCCGGCAGGATGAATCCGACAGTCCATCGGAATTCCTTTACTTTGAGCATAGTGGCTGGCATTTACCATCTTGAGTTTCGAGAGAATGTACTCTTGCTGTTGCTTCTTTTTTGCTTCGACCTCCTCTGGCGTCGGCTTGCCTTTGTAACGAAGATATAAAAATATGCCTAAAGATATGAAAAATACAAGACCAACTATAAAGTTAAAGTTTTGTGTATAATAGTAGTCTTTCACTCTATGACACTGTTCGAGTGATTTGCTTAAGAAGTACCGTACACCGGGTTCAATCAATGTAGGTGCTGGTGCATTGTCATTCATGACCTGGATGCGATGTGACGACACTTATTATACCATAAAAAAATAACGAAAGAATGGTAACGCACGCGTGAACGCAATACAAATAATCCGTGTATAATGTAGTTACACAAGGATCAATAATGGCAGAGTTGAGTTCATCTGTTGCAATCGGATTTTTTCTAGTTTTATTCGCAGGATATTCTTATTACAAATTCAAGAAAAATGGCGTCTTAAGTGGAGGCATTAATGCAATGTTCTTCGTTGTTCTCGTTACTGGCGAATATTTCATCAATCTTGCAATGTCGAAAGATATATGTGGTTTCGACCAAGAAAAAACAGCGCTTATTGCAACTCTTCTGCCGTGGATTCTCGTTTTAGGCGTGTTAAAGGCAGCGCTTATCGTGTTTCCAGGTTGGCTTACACCATTTAGTAATACATTTGGGTATATTTTTGTTTCCGTTGTAACCGACTTGAAGGATGTATTCAATAATATTTTGACGCCTCAATTTGATTTAGAACCGCCAAAGGACGGCGGTGGCGGCGGACAAAAAGGCGGAGGTGATAGCTCCGGTGGACTTCAAGATAGCGCTGATATTCCGGAAGACAGTGTCAAAAATAAACGCGATATTGGACGTGCTTTAGAGCAAATTTATACAGACCAGTCCATCCTTCTCAATGAACTTAACCTGGATAATTTAGACCGGTTTTGGGACAGTTTCAAAGAGTCGAAACTCATTCGGCCATCTGCTAAGATTGAAGACTTGGAAAAGATACGTAAATTTCTAATGATGAAGACGATTGTTGGTGAATTCATATGGTTAGTACTGTGTGGTATGTTGGTTGTCAGTATAAGCTATAATTACTTACTGAATATGGGTTGCACATTTACTCCTGAACAACAGAAGATACGTGCACAGGTGCTTAAAGAATCCCAGGCAGCAACGAAGAAGAAAGAAGCGGAGGAGAAGAATAAGATCTCAGTTGTCAAGTAAGACTAGACAAAGACCCTAACCGCCGGTAATGAAATATAATAAACAGTAACATAAGACAAAATTCCTAATAAAATAGCAACAAGCCAAATCGGCAGTATTGTTTTGCTTGAATACCCTATCCCAAATTCACGTAAACTTCCGTCCTCATTGTAAAGAAATGATGGATTCATGTATTGGACACTCATAAATACGACGACATAGAGTAAAATGGCGGCACCTGCTAAATTATTTCGGATCGCTGTTTTTAACGTGTTCATTCTGTATTGTAATAGCCGGTCTATTAGTATATTACAATATTAGTTTTACACCGGTTTATTCGTCATCACCGTCGTCTTCGTCTGACTTCTTCTTTTTTGTTGTTTTCTTCTTTTTCTTTCCAGAATCTTCGTCTTCATCGCCACCCGTGTCGTCATCGCCGCCTGCGTCGTCACCACCTGCCTTTTTGTATTGCTTCAATATCTGAAGCCACTGTTTACATAGACAAATGAGATAACTCGACAATTTCTTTACATCATTTCCTTCTAGAGTTTTGTGATTTTTCGTCAACAGGTCCAAATACGTTTCACCGCCTTTTATCGCTTTGCTTATTTTTTCAGATGTCAATTCTTTCATTATTTTTTTTTGATCTTCTTCGCTCGCTTTTTCACCAATAAATGCAATATACAATCCCACACAACCACCAATAAATCTAAAGTTGTTTTCTTGTTTTTCTTTATCTTTTTCTATCTTTTTACCTTCACTTTCGAAATATTCACTTTTTATAACACCTTCGTATGATTCTTTCGCTTTGTCATTTTTGGGTTTATTTCCACCCACATCATCGAATGGCCAATGTTTTTTTGCAACACTTTCAATATTCTTCAATGTCTTTTCTAAACTACCTTTGATATCTTTTTTATCAATCTTCGGCGCTTTGAAGCCCAGTTTATCGCATCCTCCTCCTCCTCGACCACCTTTTGCACCTTCTACAATGTCCTTCGAAATAACGAATGATCCTACTAATACTGCAAAAACAACAAGAATCATTTTGTCATGTTTTTTATAGTACAAGTAAAGCAGGATCACAGAGAGAATAATATAAATTACTATCTTTTGGTTCATCGTCTTATATTATTCAAATACTTTATATTACATGGTTAGTCCCAATCGCCGCCACCACCGCCCCCTCCCGTGCCTGCGCCCGCGCCACCTTCATATCCTTCGCCTTCGTCATCGTGTCGATGCATAAACGCATAGTCATCATCTCCTG